CTGTATGGGACGCCACAATGACCTTGTGGTCCGGGTGTTTGCCCAAATACCACGCCGGGTAGTAGATTGAGATCATCTGGGACTTGCCCATACGCGGTGCCATGCTCACGGCAATCCGGTTTTTGATGTTTTGCTCTACATCCATGAGTAACGCACCCAGTCTTTTGAGGTGCACACCGAATTTGTACGTTTTATCTAAGGCCGCAATGAATGCAAGGAAGTCATCTTGGGCTAACTGCACCCGCTTGCGTTCCTCCAACTCATCAAACATGACCAGCAACTCAGCCGCTTCGCTCCTCGGCAGGTTTTTGATGATCCGCTCAATCATCTCGCTGGTTAGTTCCATGGTAGCACTCTTGAGAGTGGAGCTCATCCCGTCACGTCCGCCATGTTGAATTCAATGTCCACGGGGGCTTGATGTCGGGGCGGCTCAAATGCTTCGCTCTCTACCACCCGGGTGAGGCGCTCCCGCAGTAACTGTTCCAACTCTTCCGTGGGCCGATGGCGCATGGTGATCTCAGTCTTGTCCGTGAACAACCCGACGTCGCTGATCTTGCCCAACATCTCCAGAGACTTCAACCGAATGCGGGGGTCGGCATTGGCACTCTCTAGTATTAGCTTGTTGGTGATGTACGTACGGAGTTGCGCAGCTGACTTGACGACGAGGTGGTCGTATTCCTGCAGGAGCGCCCCTAGGTGGGTAATGACTTCAGGTTTAGAAAGATCAACATCGGTGGCTACTTGCCGCCCCATAAATATAGACCGTGAGAGCTCGGCATCCTCTTCGGGGATTTCGCTGGGTATGGAGTCGGTGTCGTACAGAGCTGACAAGGCAGCGGCCACTCTGGTGTCAAGCGACTCAAAGGTCGGAGCAAAGTCCGCAAGGGGAATGTCGTTGTCAATGGTCAGGGTATACATGCACTATGGACAGTGGAGGGTGTCGCACTCCGAGTTTGGTTGGGCGGATTGTATTGCAAAATTTTTAAGCCTGTGTTTTATTTTTTGACCGGGGGTGTTTCTAGGTTAAGGGGGGTGGGTCTGTATAGCTCGTTATACAAATTTGTGGGGTGGTGTCGTTGGATTCATCGCTCAGCGTAGCGTGCATGGGCGGAGTCCCAAAGCCCATTTGGGGGGTCGGGGTACGGTAGGTCTTAGTCTAAGAGTTATACAAACATCTAAGGGAAACTGTGTTAAGATTCATCCATCGGCAAACGGTAATCCTACCGCCCGATAACTTGGAGTTTAAAATGAACGTAGTTACCATTGTCCCCGCGGCCACTAAGGCCGCCATTGTTAAGTCTTTCGTTGACGCGGTTGCCACTCAAGACCAGCACATTCAGAAGGCCGTCGATTGCATGACCGTCTACTTTAAAGGTGCAAAGACCGGCTTGACCAAAAAAGTATGGGCTGCACTGCGTGCACCGAAGGCCGCGCATAAAGTTGAAATTATCGAGTTGTTTGAGTCTATTCCCGGTATTGAGCCGAAAACCCGTAAGAATTTGGCCACTGCGTTTTGGATGGCCTTCGAGACCGGCAAGCCCTTCAAGCGTTCGAGCGTTTTCGCAAAATCTAAGGCCAAGGCCAAGGCCGCCAAGGCCAAGACCGGCAAAGTAGAGTCAACTGACCGGGCGGCCTTAGATGAGACCTTGTTCAAAGCCTTGAAGCAGGCCCGACTGCTTGGCCTGACCGGGTTCGCAGCTGAATTGGTAGACCTTTGCGCCGAATCGTTGGACGGGTTCGAGGAACCCGCAGATAACGCTGCCGAATAATCCCTGACCCACCCGCCCCCCGAGAAATCGGGGGGCTTTGGTGATAGTAGTTGGACCGCGCGGGAGAGTGAGTGAGTGAGTGAGCGAGCAAGAGAGTGAGAGCTACGCAGGGTGCAAGGCGCGCCGGAGGGACTGTCATAGGCAGGGGCGCTAAGTCTTAGGCTAAGACTTAGGTAATCGCAGCTGTTACGCTTGTTACAGCTTGTTACAAGAGCTCTGTAACACATACTAATGGCACAAGTAAAAGCAAAAGCCTATATAAATCAATGAGTTAGAGAGAGAGAGAGATAAGATTTTTGTTTGTTTTGTTGGTTGTTACGATGTTACAGGTTTTTTAGAGAGCCAAGTTGGCACACTCGTTTTTGGGCGCTACTACTACTAATCTAACTGTGTAGTAGTAGTGTGGGTTTTGGCCCTCCCAGCTTTTGGCTCCCTGAAACCTCGTACACCCGTAACCTGCCCCTTTTCGGCACTCCCTCTCTTCTCAAACTCTAAGTACACTCTTTTTGTAACAGCCTGTAACACCTGTAACTCTTAGCCTAAGACTTAGCCGTGCTATACTCCCCTCTCCTACCACTACTACCCGCATCATGCAACTCACCATTACCCTCCCCGAAGCCGTACATTCCCTGCTCGCAGCCCACCCCAAAGGCCCCGAAACTGCCGTCCTCATAGCCATAAAGCGCTACCTAAAAGCCACTGCTTCAGAGGGGCGCGACCAAGCCATTGCCGATGAGGCGGTACGCGGGGCTACCCATGCAGAGCTGGCCAACAAGTACGCGCTATCCATACCACGCATCCAACAACTCGTAGCGATTGGCCGCGACGCAGCCCTACTACGAAACCCACCTGCGCCCAAGCCGACCCATACTACTACTACTAAGACAACCGACGACTACCTCAAAAACTGGGCCTACGAGCCCGAGCCCGCCCCAACACGTACTACTACTACTCGCGCACCCGCCCCTGCCGCCCCCAACCCCGCGCACGACTTCGACCTATTTGACTTCCAACTGAAATGACCACCAAGCTATCCCTAGACCTGCCGGACTCCCTTGCCCAAGCCCTTGCAGACAAGCACCCATCGGGCGACCTGCACGAGGCCGCAGCCCATGCACTTCTGTCATACCTAGACCCCAAGCGCCTGCACCGGGAACGCAACGAGGCCATACGTGCAGCGGTCATGGGCGGGCAGTCACGCTCAAACGTGGCCAAAAAGTTCAATTTATCCCTCATACGGGTGCATCAGATCATGGCCGCGACACCCTCTAAACCCTTGACACACGGGGTATAATGTGGTATACTAGACCCATCGACTTAGATATCGCTCTGAGTCACGGCTAGCCTTACAAACTATGCAGCCTACCACCGTATACGGTGCGTTCCTTAACAACTAACCAAACATGTTAGCTAAGTCTTAGCCTAAGACTTAGCGAGCAAACTAAACCGCCGCTGCAAAATGCAGAAGCTACATAGAAGGAAGTCATGGTTCACGAAGCCCAGCAGGGCAACAAAAAGCACCGACATGATGTGATGTCTCCCTGAGTGAATAGGCGTTGGGTAGTCAGTCCCAGCACGTTGTGGTGTATCCCCATAGGCTTGTGTCAACGGGGAGATAGCAAAGTGCAATACGTACGCATAGTGCCTAACTGGTGAATGGAGTTTATGTGGCAGCACGGCATGCCACCGCTAAGACAACCAACGATTACGGACTGACACGGGTCAGAATATACGCAATCGAAAAACACCTATCGCACTCCACCAGCATTTAGCTGGGGCGACGCACTCAATACCAGAGTGCCTAGCGTATAGGGTATGAGCAGACAAGCTGTGCCCTATCCGATGGAATCGCCCATCCACCCCTTTGGGGGTGCTAAGTCTTAGCCTAAGACTTATTTACCATTACTTCTAAGGAACCACCATGGACACGTTACACATGACGACCGACCAACTGCACCATCTCACCGACGTGCTCGACGAAGTGCTGCGCCAAGAAGAACCCAACTACACCGAGTGGTGCAGCGCAGGCAACGACCCGACCGACCACCTGTGGTATCGGGCAGCGCAGTCAGCCAGCGTATTGGAGGCAGCTTCATACATCTACAACCCAAGCAAACCCGCCACATTCACACCACCACGTAGCCTTGGGGTGCACACCGAGAACCGCGTTCGTAGTATCACCGTGCAGGCACCCACCGAGGCTGAGTGGGTTGCATGGGCAGGAAAGGGCGAGATCATGGGCGACATAGACACGCCCAATGCAGAGGAGAGCTACCCATGATCGAATGCCACTGTGGAGATGACATCGACCCGCGCCGTGTAGCCTTGGGCTACCGTGTATGTCTGCCATGTGGTGAACGAAATGCACGCATCGAACGCCAAAGCTGGACGGTGGTGCAGGAGTACACCAAGGGCAACTACCAGCTGGTGACCGCCAGCGCCGCCTACGTAACCTTACGACAAACCAACCCCAAGGAGAACCGAGTATGAAAGTCAGAACCCTACGCAAGCGTGCCCAGCGCATGATGGACAACGTGTCATGGCTGGCGTGCAATGAGGACATCAAGGTGTATCGCATGCGGCACATCAAACCCTGCAAGTCGTATAGCCCGTGGTGCAGCGACTGCAATGGCGTGCTGTTCCGCAATGAGATGGGGCGGTTCCCCCACACCGTAGCCGAGTTCAACGAGTACGAGCAAGCCAAGCAAGATTTGCATGGCCCTGAGTAACCCAACCCCTAACTCTTAGCCTAAGACTTAACCAAAGGAAACCAATCATGACACCGTATGAAATCCTACTTGCCCGCCATGCCGATCGCATCTACAAGCGAGGCCAATACAAAGGCGACGCCCCAATGGACAAGCGAGGCAAGAGCCACTTCCGAATTGTCAAGGGCGAGAGTATGTACGTACGTATGTACAACACCGACATATTGGTCGCCTTCAAGAACGGCGATTTTGATATCAACCTGAACGGGTATGCGTCGAGCAGCACAACCCGGATGAACACCAACCACACGTTGGGGATAATCAAATCGGGCATGTGGGTATGCAACAAGCCAGTCATGGGCCTGAATCAGTGCGTGGTGACGACGCCGCACGGCGCGTACCTGTATTACGACGGCATTAGATTTAACCAAGCGGGGGAGCTAGTGTCTACACCCCAGCAGTTCGAGGCCAAGCGCATCGACAAGTCCGAGAGTACAGAGTTCACGGACAACCTCAAGGGGTCAGGGTTCAAGGACATGTACCCCCTGCTGTATGCCACCCGCACACCGCCCGAGAAAGGGCAGAGCATGCCTCGCTCTTGGAAAGACTACATCCAAGACGCGGACTACGCCGACACATGGCCCGAGATTATTGAGTTCTTTAAGTACGACACGCGCTGGAGCCTTACCAAAGGGGCGCGCGAGTGGCACGAGATTGACAACGCCAAGGCGTGCTGGGCACGCATGATGGCCAAGGCCAAGCAAGATATGTACAACACCATACGAACGGAGGTAACCCGACTAGACGTGTAAGCCCCACGCAAGCAGCCATTTCTATCATACCTAAGT